ACCATCTTTCTTTTCAAATTGCTTTCTTGCTTGGTACAATTTCATTTCCGAATTGGCCCATTCCTCATTTAATTTAATTAACCTTTGTGTTTTAGCAATCGTATCATCTAAAGCCGTGTCCTTTTCTTTATTTTGTTTAGCTTCTTTTGGTAATTCTTTTCCTGCAAATTGAGTTAAAACGTCTTTTTCTTTTAATAGTTTTATTTGTGCTTCTATTGACTCGGCAACTTTAAGATAAAACTTTTCTTCTTCTCTTATTGAATTAACGGCTTTAGATGATACGATTGCTAAAACACAAAGGTTAATTAAATTAAATGAGGAATGGGCCAATTCGGAAATGAAATTGTACCAAGCAAGAAAGCAATTTGAAAAGAAAGATGGTTTAGAAATAGAGAAACTTGAAATAAATAAAGGGGATAAAACTCCTAAGAAATTAGACAAGGATTTACCGAAGTGGGCGCAAGACGACGACGCTTCAATGAAAAAAGTTGACAAAGATTTAAAACAAGCGCAAAAAACGGCTACTGATTTTGCTAATACTATGTCGCAAGAAGTTACAGGCGGTTTAATGTCAATGTGGGACGCTATGGAAAGCGGAGAAAATCCGTTAGCAGCATTGGGAAACTTCTTTAAGGATTTATTAAAACAATTAGCAGCTGCAGTTGTTCAAGCTATAATATTCCAAACAATTATGTCCGCTCTTGGAATGGGTGGGGTTGCCGGAGCAGGTGGCGGAATGGGCGGTGGAATTATAGGTGGCATTGGAAAGATATTTGGTTTTGCAGAAGGCGGTATCGTTTCTCAACCAACTTTATCAATGGTCGGAGAAGGTGGACAAAGCGAGGCTATTATGCCATTAAATAAATTAGGATCATTAATGAATAGTACGTTCAATGCCGGTGCTATGAGTGGTCAAGGTGGCGGTGGCGGTAACGGACAATTTGTATTAAAAGGAAACGATTTAGTTTTAGCTATGCAACGAAGTAATTTCTCTTTAAACGTTAGAAGATAATGGCATATAACATACACTATAGAAGCACGGCGGTATCAACAAACGGCAATACATATCAATTAGATATTTACGAAAAGGATTTCTCAGGGAGTATTATTACAATACCTGTATCAAGTACTCCATTTGTAATAAGGGCAAACGCTTCAAGCGATAATCAATATGAGCCAATCTTAGCAAGTGAATTAAACGTTAATTTAGATATTACCGACCACCAAGAGAACTTTATAAACTTCGCTAACGAGGATCAATTCAAATACTTTGGTAAACTAACTTATAGCGGTAACATAGTGTTCCAGGGTTGGGTTTTGGCCGACGCTATGACAAGTCCATTTACAACCGGCAGAGTTGAATGTGCTTTTTCTATTATTGACGGCTTAGCTATGTTAAAGTCTATTTATTATACTCCAAGTCAATCAAATTCAACAATATTAGAAAGTGTTAGAACAATATTAACTAACTGTTTAAGCGCTATAAACTATCCATTTGGTTATAATATAAATATTTGCACTTCGACATTTGGTAGTGGAATGGATAATCGTACTGATGATATTTCAAACGACCCAATGAGCCAAGCTTTTATGTGGCCATCGAATTGGTTTAACGAAGAACAAATTACGACTCCAAGCGTTGATCCTTATTATTTTAGCGATTATATTAATTGCTATGATATTATTAACGCTTTAATGTTGGGTTGGGGTTGTCAAATGTTCCAGGCGAACGGAGAATGGTTTATAACTAACGTTAACGAAATGGCTTCGGACAATATTTATTTAAGTAAGTACGATAATACAGGGGATTTGGTATCGGCTACTTATGAGCCTGTTAATTACACTATAAAGCCTTATAATGATAATGACTTTTTATATTTTATAGATAATACCCAAGTAAAAGTATTAAGACAAGGATTTTCACAAATATATTTCAAGACTACTTCACAATTTCCTGTTAACGTAATTGATAACGGTAATTTAAGGAGAGTAGTAAGCGGTAACGCGGTAAATTGGTTAAAAACAACAGTAGGAACAGGAACAGGAACTTTTAACATTGGAGATGTTGCAAACTATTATGAATTACAATATGGCGGTGCGGGCCCTTCTTCGGCTTCATTGAAATCATTAAGTACTCAATATGTTTTCGCAGGGGACGTTATGAAAGTATCTTTTAATTACAAAGTAATGAGTAATGAAATACCAGACATACCGACTTGTATAGTAAAGATTGAACTTGTATTTGGGTCAACAACTTATTATTATGCTTCCGATGAAACTTGGAAAATAGTTACAGGTGGCATAACTCCACAATATTATGAAGCAAAAGGCAATAATGCTCCATTAGAAGCAAATTCAATTTCATTCGATACGGCTCCAATTCCTGTAAGCGCACAATATTATTTTACTGTTACTGTTCAAAATGAATTTGTAAACGGACAAAAAACTCAAGTACAAGTTCAATTTAGCCAATTTATAATAACTTACTCAAACATTTATTCTTATAACTTAATATCATTCCAAAAGAGTGAAAGTTTCCAAAATAGAAAAACAGTTGACGGATTTGTAGGGGTTAATATTTATAGCGACTTTAACATATACGGCGGAATAATTGACTCATTCGGTAATTATACTTACACAAGTTGGTATCGACAAGCTGATACAACTTTAGCAGAGTCGCAAAGTAGTTTATTGGCTCTTATTGCTCAAAACTATTACTTTACCCAATCAAAGGCTCAACTTAACGTTGAAGGCTCTCTAATGTCTATAATGAGCAAGAAAACAGGCGCAGGTGCTACATCGCATTTAAGTTTGTTCTCTTCGTTTAAGATTGAGGACACTACAACCGGCCCTAATAGTTTAACAGGCAAATATTACTTTTTAGGTAATTGTGAGTTTGATTTAATAAATGATACTATAAGCAATATTACTTTATTAGAGATTTCTAACGAAGTATTGGAGTCAACAAGTAAGAATATAATATTTACTGTTAATTAATAAAAATTAAATTTGCACTATGGCAGACAAAGTAAACGGTAAAAATATAATGCTTTATTATTACGAGGCACCTTCGGAAACTTATCCTGAAGGCCGTGATATACCTTTCGCGTGTTCAACGAATTGCACATTTAACGTACAAGTAGGGCAAAAAGAAGTAACAAGTCAAACTTCGGCTTGGTATCGTGAATATAAAATTGACATAGCTTCCTGGACAATAAACTGCGATGGAGTTGTTACTTTAAACGGTTACAACTATTTAAACTTTTTAGACATACAAAAGAATAGGACTCCCATTAATATAAAGTTTGTAATTGATAATGGAACGGACGGATTAGTAATAATAGGCGGAACAACTAATTTAGTAAACTTTCAAATAAATGGCCCTTGGAAAGATATTGCGACTTATTCGGTTAGCTTACAGGGTACCGGAGAATATTCTACAAGCGGAACAAACATAAACCCAAGCGGAACAATTATAGCAAACGGAAGTGTTTACAATAAACAATATGTAGCTGCCGGCGGAGAAACAACAATTACTTGGACTGATATGATAGGTAAAACTTGTCTTTACGTTTCGCGTGGCGGTGTTGATGTTAGGGAAATAGTAAGCACGACTCCAACAGGGGAACAAGTAAGGTGGAATTCTTTAACAGGTGTATTAACGTTCGCAAGAGCATTAGAAAGTGATGAATTTGTTCGTGGTTTATTCCAATAAAAATATTTAATATGAGTCAACAATTACAAATAACAGGCGGAGCAAAAGTTAGAAGTTTAGAAGGTGTTATAACAGGATCAACCGGAGTTTTAGGCTCGTTGCCTATTAACGGCTCAAATGGTATTCCTCAATTAGACGTAAACGGTAAAATATTAGTTTCTCAATTACCTAACTCCGTAATGGAATATTTAGGTACTTGGAACGCTGCAACAAATACTCCAACGTTAGCAAACGGAACGGGTAATGCAGGGGACGTTTATTTGTGTAATGTTGCCGGAACGGTAAACTTTGGTGCTGGCCCAATTACTTTTGGAGTAGGCGACCAGGTTATTTATTCAGGTACTATTTGGCAACGTGCGAGTGGCTCAACAGGAACGGTAACAAGTGTTGCGGTAACTGAAACAGGCGACGCGCTAACAATAACAGGAAGTCCGATAACAACAAGCGGAACAATCAACATAGGATTTGCAGGTACTTCGGCTCAATATGTTGCAGGAGATGGAACTTTGGTTACTTTCCCTACAATTACTACCGAAGCACAAAGGTTAATTACGGAAGTTTACAATCAAACAGGCGCAACTTTAACTAAGGGAACGGTTGTTTATATTAACGGCGGACACGGTAATTTGCCTACGGTAACAAAGGCAATAGCGAATAGCGATGCGACATCGGCTCAAACATACGGAGTAGTACAAACGGACATAGGAAACAATAACAACGGGTTTGTTGTAGTAATTGGTAGCTTAGGCGATTTAGATACTCAAACTTATTCAAACGGAACGCAACTTTATTTAAGTTCAACGGTTGCAGGTGCTTGGACAAGTACAAAACAATATGCTCCTGCTCATTTGGTTTATGTAGCTATCGTAACGAGGTCGCACCCAACCCAAGGAGTTGTTGAGGTTAGAATACAAAATGGTTTTGAGTTAGATGAATTGCACGATGTATCGGCTCAAACTCCTTCTAATAATCAAGGTATATTTTATAATAGTTCGACTTCATTATGGGAAAACAAATCGATTGCTACGGCATTAGGTTACACTCCTTTAAGTGGAACAGGAACAACTAATTATATCCCTAAGTTTACAGGGTCAACGGCTTTAGGGGATAGTTTAATTTTCGACAATGGAACTAACGTAGGTATTGGAACGGCTTCTCCTGCTTTTAAATTAGATGTAAGCGGAACGGCAAGATTTACCGGCCAATTAAGTTTAGGCTCAACAATTACAAACGGAACTTACACTTATACTTTGCCAGGCGCAACAGGTGTTTTTGCCTTAACAAGTGATTTAACCTCTTTTGTTACTTTAGGAACGTTACAAACAATTACAGGAACTAAGATTTATAGTTCTTTGCAATATTTTGACAATAACGTTTACATTAAACACGGAATAAGCGGAAGTTCATCAGGTTACACAACATTAGGAGCAAATGCAAGTGGATTGAATATAAATTTAGCTTCCGGAACTTCAAACAATAGTTTAAACTTTGCGAGTACATCAACAAGCAATACTTATACATTCCCTAACGCAACCGGAACAGTTGCTTTAACAAGTGATTTATCGGGTTATATTTCC